ACAGTACCTGTAGCTTTGCCATTGCCGAGCCAGCAATCCCCTATGCCAGCGTTACTGAAGCAGAAGTGCTTGATTGGTGTTGGGCTAACGGCGTGGATAAGACAGCAACAGAGGCAAGCCTTGCCGCACAGATTGAGTCTTTTAAAAACCCAACAACTGCAACAGGAGTGCCTTGGTAATGAACGACATCAAACTCTCAACCAACTTGGTAAACGCCATCCTGCAATACCTTGGAACACGCCCATACACCGAAGTCTTTCAGGTCATAGAGGCTATCCAAAAGGAAGCCAAAGCCGCTTCTGAGACGCCTCAACAGGTTGAGTGATGGACAACGTAGAGACCAAGCTTGCGGTGCATGAAGCGGTTTGTACTGAACGCTACAACAGCATTGATCGCTCTTTGAGGAATGGGGACAAGCGCATGTCGAAGATCGAATACTTGTTGTATGCGGTTATTGTGTGCGTGTTGTTCGGGCCGGGCGTGGCTGGCGAGTTTGTAAAGAAATTCTTGGGGCTATAAATTGACCCTCTCAGCATCCTCTTTGCCGCTAACGCCTGCGTTGCCGCCATCAAGCAGGGATGCAAGCTGTACAAGGACGCCAAAACGTCCTTTATGGAGGTCAAGAAAACTGTTGATGAAATTGCTTCAGATGTCAAGGCAGTCAGAGGATTCTGGGCAAAGCTCTTCGGAACAACGCCCACCTCAAGCCCCAAGCCTGTGGCGAAAAAGAAAGAAGCCTACGTTGCCGTCGACGAAACCCAAGTTATGGCAGACATCGTTGTCCAGCTTTCCCAGTTTTTTAAGCTTCAAGAACAACTTGCCGAGCACATAAGGGAAGAGGAAGAGAAGAGCAAAACTGTCTACGATCCCGACGCTAACCTGATGGAAGCCGCCCTGAAACGGGTAATGGCTCAAGACCAAATGGCGCTGTTGGAGACGGAGATAAGGGAAGCGATGGTATACGGCGCACCTAAAGAAATGGGGGCTTTGTACTCAAAAGTGTTTGATATGCGGGATGTCATCAAGATAGAGCAGGACAGGGCAAGGAAGAAACGGGATGATGAGTCATGGCAACGCAAAGAGGAGGAGCGTCTCCTAAAAGAAAGGCAGGCATACCTGCTGGCGACTTTTCTTTTCCTCCTATACCTGTGGCTACTGTTAGCCCTCTTGCACAGGATTGGGAGATAGTTGTGGGATGGATTGCCGCTTGTTTGCTTATAGTAATTTTGCTTCCTCTTCTTGGGATGTTGTATTTGGATGTGTTGGAAACAAAGCATGAAGCCAAACAGCAGATTGAAAAGATGGAAAAGTTAAGACGTGAAGTTGAAAAGGAAAAACGCAATGATTCCAATAGTCGCATCCCTCCTTGGTAGTCTTGCCCAAAACGGGTTAACACTATTGTCAAGCGCTATCCAAGCCAAGGGCAAAGAAGTAGTTGAAAAAACGCTTGGCGTAAAAATTCCTGACGATCCAACACCTGAAGACGTCAGCAACTTGCGACAGTTGCAGTTTCAGCACGAAGAGCGCCTTTTGGAACTTGGAATTGAGAAAGCCAAGATGGAGTTGGCTGAACTGGAATTGTTTGCCAAAGCCGCACAGAACGAGGACGACAACGTCACAGACCGCTGGAAGTCCGACATGGGGTCAGACTCTTGGCTGTCCAAGAACATACGCCCAATGAGCCTGATTGCCATCTTTTCAGGATATTTCCTGTTTGCCATGATGAGCGCCTTTGGCTATAACGCCAACGAGTCTTATGTATCCTTGCTTGGGCAGTGGGGTATGCTGATCATGGGCGCTTATTTTGGCGGCAGAACTATTGAAAAACTAGCAGAAATGAAAGGCAGAAAATGAGCCTAAGCACCGAACAAGCCGCATTCTTGTTAGACATGTGCAAACTGATCCAATACGCCACAGAACAAGGTTTTTTGGTCACTGGGGGGGAGTTGGCTCGAACCCCTGAACAACAAGCCATTTACTTCAAAACTGGGCGTTCCAAGACCATGAATTCAATCCACCTCAAGCGATGCGCCATTGACTTGAATTTCTTCAAAGAAGGGCGGATAATATGGGACAAGAGCATCCTTGCGCCTTTAGGTGCTTATTGGGAGACCTTGAACCCCAAAAATCGTTGGGGAGGAAATTTCAAATCGCTTGTTGATTGTCCCCATTTTGAGCGTAATGTTGGTTAAAAAGGAGACTCAGGATGGCAACCGCCTCGGTAATGACCTACGATTCTCTCGTAGAGAACATCCAAAGTTATTTGGAGCGTACGGACACCGCTACGATTGAAAAAATTCCTTTGTTTATTATGTTGGCAGAGCAAGTCATTGCTAGCCAAATAAAGTTCCTTGGCAACTTGACGGTAAATACAAGCACAATGGTTATAGGTGATGCAACCATTCAAAAACCCGCTCGTTGGCACAAAACGGTATCTATGAACGTCACGGTGAGTGGTGAGCGCCAACCTGTTCTCTTACGTAAGTACGAATACCTTCGAGAGTATTGGCCTAACCCTACAGACGAGGGTGTTCCCAAGTTTTATTGTGACTACGACTACGACCATTGGTTGATTGCACCTACGCCTGATGTTGCTTACAACTTTGAAGTGTTGTACTACCAACGAGTCCAACCTTTGGATTCAAGCAATCAAACCAATTGGTTTACAAATTACGCCCCTCAGGCTTTGCTGTTTGGTTCACTCATGCAAGCAATGCCTTTCCTCAGAAACGATGAGCGCATGCCCTTCTTCCAACAGCAGTATGACTTGATCATGCAAACACTGATGGCGGAAGATAGGTTACGTGTTGCTGATCGACAAGCCATAGCGGTGGACTCATGAGTTATATATCTCCTTTCACTGGTGACGTCATCCTTCCAACGGATGTCAGTTTTCGTGCAATTGCATTAACTGCTGACATCAATTTGTCGTGGCCTATCAACGGCAATGCTACTGACGACTATGCGGCTCGCATCATGAATGTGACGCCGAACGCCGCAGGACGCAAGTTGTATATGCCACCTGCCAATCAAACCTCGGTTGGTACAGACGCCTTGATACGCAACATGACAGGAACTGCTTTTACGGTGGTTGACTATAGTGGAAATACTATTATTTCTGTTGCCGCAAACAAGGCTTCATACATCTACCTCACAGCCAACCCTACGGTAGCTGGCACATGGTCTATTATTGACTTTGGTGCAGGTACATCTTCAGCAGACGCCACAACTCTTGCTGGACTTGGTTTACAAGCTATCTCTAGCACTCTTAACCTAACGCACCCAGCATCTAGTTTTTCAAATGGGTACACCTTTTTAAGCAGTGACAGAGCGCAAACAAAGGTTTGGGGTAGTGGTACAGGTACAGTAAACCTTCCAGTTGCCGTGAGTTTGGCAAATAATTGGTTCACTTTATTGAAGAACAATGGTACTGGATCATTGACTGTTACTTGTGATGCTACAAACACAATTGATGGTTCTTTGACCAAGCTATACAACCCAAACGAATCGTCTTTTATTGTTTGTACAGGCACAGAATACGTAACGATTGGATATGGCGTAAGTTCAACTTTTGCTTTTACTGCACTAGTAAAGCCAATTGTTACGGGTAACTACACTTTAACCTCGAACGAAGTTCAAAATACGATCCAAGAATTTGTTGGTAGCTTGACGGGTAACGTAACAGTTACGTATCCTCCAGTGGTTAATCTATATGTGGTGTCAAATCAGACGACGGACAATGGATACTCGTTGACTTTGACGACAGGGGTGGTGGGTGGGGCTAACGCCGTGATACCGCCGGGTCAACAAGCCACGCTCATCTGCGATGGCACAAACTTCCTCAACGCCAACACCTTCCAAGCAGGCGCTACATCAATCAGTTTGGTCAATGGCTCAGTGGGTACGCCTGCGTTGAACTTTTCGTCAGAGACTTCCACGGGGATTTATCGACCCGGCATCGGGGAGTTCGCCGTCTCCATTCTTGGAACTCAACGTCTTGACGTAACCGCCACGGGAATCCAAGTCACGGGGTCTGGAAACTTTACGACTGGCGTTGCTGGGGGCGTCTTTACATGACGAAGAAAGTATTTGCCCTCGACACCCAGCCCGGCATCCAACGGGATGGAACTATTTTTGATAAACAGTTCTACAACGACGGTAGATGGGTTCGCTTTCAACGTGGTCGTCCTCGCAAGATACTCGGTTATCGTGAGATCGTAAACAACTTGGCAGGCCCTAGTCGAGGGATCTTTGTTAACCCACAACAAGCTTTTAACAACGTCTACAACGGCTATGCGGATGGTTTGCAATTGCTCCCAATTGACAACAATGGAATTGGCGCAGGGCTCTTAAACTTTACGCTGAGTTACTTTACGCCAAACGCCAACAATTTGTGGCAGTTTGATGGGTTTTTTGATGTAGGTGGGGGAGGGGCGAGTGTGATCCTTGCGCACCCCGGTCAAAACCTCCAACTCATCGACAACTCCACCAACACCCCCGTTCTTGCTGGCTCCTCCACTGGAACCACCATGACTCGCATTGGCGTCTTTACCGCCACTGCCACTACTGTCAACACCAATACAACTATCACTTTGTCTGTCGCTAATTCCTTGGTTGGCGCTGGACAAACCGTTACAGGCACTGGCATACCTGCAAACACTACTGTGGTCTCCGTTTCAACCACTACCGTTGTCATCTCCAATCCAGCAACTGCTAGTGGTACTGTGACCATAACCTTTGACAACAACGTATCCGTTTCTGGTGGCGTGGTTACCCTACACCCTTATGTTTTTGTGTATGGCAACAATGGTTTTATTAGAAACTGTTCGGCGGCTAATTTAAATGATTGGGTCTCTGCGGACGCTAACGAGGTTAATGTGGCGACTGGCAAGATTGTCCAAGGGCTACCTGTTAGGGGCGGTTCAAACTCGCCTTCAGGGTTGTTTTGGAGCTTAGATAGCTTGGTAAGGGTGTCCTACATTGGTGGCGTTGGAACGCCTGCTCAATATTGGCGCTATGACATTATTACCAGCCAATCATCAATTCTTTCTAGCCAATCTGCCATTGAGTATGACGGCATTTATTATTGGTGCGGTGTTGATCGTTTCCTCATGTACAACGGTGTGGTCAAAGAGATCCCCAATAACATGAACCAAAACTACTTCTTTGACAACCTAAACTATTCGCAAAGACAAAAAGTTTGGGCAACAAAAGTCCCACGCTTTGGTGAGATTTGGTGGTTTTACCCACGTGGAGACGCCACAGAATGCACTGATGCAATTATTTACAACATACGTGAGAACACTTGGTATGACACTGGTCTTGCCAATGGTTCGCAAAGAGCTTCTGGATATTTTTCAGAGGTGTTCCATTATCCAATTAAAGCTGGAACTACAATAAATTCAACTGGTGGCGTAAATTTTTATAGTATTTCTGCTGGTGGAACTTTGTACACCAATGGTACGTACCTCTCTAAAGCTCTGACTGGCGGTACTGGCACTGGCGCAACAGCAGACATTACGGTTGCAGGAGGAATAGTAACCACGGTGGTAATTGCCAATCGTGGTACTGGATACACATCAGCAGATGTCTTGTCTGCTTCTATTCCAGTTGGTTCAGGATTTCAATTGCTATTGGGCGCTACCATGTCGTTGGTGTCTTTGTGGCAACATGAAATAGGGACTGACTCTATTCAAGGAATAGCCATCAATGCGATTGAGAGCTACTTTGAAACAAATGATCTTGGACTCGTCTCTGGTGGGCCTTCACAGCCATCGATGGTTGGCGACAACGTATGGTTGCATCTAGAGTGGATAGAGCCTGACTTTATTCAATCAGGCGAGATGGAGGTGTACGTGACTGGTAGACCATATGCGCAGGCGTATGACAGCACGACAGGGCCGTACCTCTTTGATCCTGAAACACATAGAGTGGATATGCGTGAACAACGACGTGAACTGCGATTGAAGTTTCTCAGCAACACGCAAGGCGGAGACTACCAACTTGGTCGCTTATTGTTAGCGGCAAACATAGGGGATGTACGTGGCTACTAATAGTCCTCTTAATGTTGCGTTGGTATATGACCCAAGGGGAC